TCTAGGCGCCTCGTTCCTAGCATCGGCCCCCTATGCCCGAGCTAACCATCAACGCCGACGACCTGCGCGCGCTCGTGCGGTCGCGCGAATCGCTGCTGTACGGCTCGCTCGACGAGAAGCGCCCGCAGGCCTGGGTGCAGTTCGGGTATCCCGAAACACTGACGCCCGAGCGCCTGCTCGCCGCCTACCTGCGCGGCGGCCCGGCCTTCCGCGCCGTGCACCACGTGCTCGACCGCTGCTGGCAGGAATGGCCGCGGGTGAAGCTGAAGGCCAGCGACGACGAATCGACCTGGGAGACCCGGCTGCAGGGCATCCTGGAGAAGGTCGCCGCCTGGCCGAAGCTGCAGGACTGGGACCGCCGCAACATGGTCGGCCGCTTCTCCGGCCTGATCCTGCGCGTGGCCGACGGGAAGCAGCTGCGCGAGCCGCTGATGCGCGCGTCGCGGCTGGTCGACCTGGTGCCGGTGTACGAGCACCAGATCAAGGTGACGGCCTGGGACGGCGACAGCAGCAGCGAGACGTTCGGCCAGCCGCTCATGTGGCAGTACCGCATGCGCACCAGCGACCGCCAGGACACGCAGGGCAAGCCCGAGCAGTGGGTCGACGTGCACCCGAGCCGCATCCTGATCCTGGCCGAGGGCGCCGTCGGCGACGACTTCTTCGACGGCATCCCGCTGCTGCAGCCCGGGTTCAATGCCCTGGTCGACCTGGAGAAGGTCAGCGGCGGCGCGGCCGAAAGCTACCTGAAGAACAGCGCGCGGACGCTGCGGTTTGTCTTCGACAAGGATGCCGACCCGACGAAGCTGGTGCAGCCGAGCACCCCCGGCGCGGCCGTCACCTCCGACGACGTGCGCGCCACGATCAACGACCGCGTCGACCGGCTGAACAGCAACGTCGACAGCGCCATCGTGGGCCAGGGCGTGACGGTGGACACGCTGCAGACCACGATGCACGACCCGCGCGGCGCCTGGGAGATCGCGGCGAACACCTTCGCGGCGGCCGTCGGCATCCCGTTCACCATCCTGTTCGGCCAGCAGACCGGCCGCCTGGCCAGCGACGAGGACAAGGCCGCCGACAACGCGCGGTGCAAGTCGCGGCAGCGCAACCTGCTGACGGGCGCCGTCACCGCGGTAATCCGCCGGCTGCAGGCCTGCGGCATCGTCGAGGCGTCCGACTTCGAGGTCGAGTGGAAGCCGCTGGATGCGATGGGCGACGGCGAGAAGGCCGACATCGCCGGCAAGCTGGCGGCGATCAACAAGGACATGGTCGCCGCCGGCCGGAATGCCCCGTTCAGCGAGAACGAAGTGCGCAAGGTGCTGGACTACGAAGAGGAGCCCGAGCTGGTCGACATGCCGGGCGAGGGTGATCCGGCGAACGATCCGGCCGTGGACCCTGCGGCCGATCCCGCGCCGACGCCAGCCCCTCCGCCGCCTGAGCCGCGCCGCACGACGGCCGCGAACGACGACGAGACCGAGGGGCCGATTCGACGCTTCGTGCAGTGGCTGCGCAAGGCCGCGTGACTCGCGGCGAACAACAGGAGAGCACCGATGCGAAACCCACCCTGGCCGGCGCCGCCGCGGCCGCCCGCCGAAACCCCGAAGCGCTCCGAGGCCTCGCACGGCCGACATATGCTGCGCGCCGTCGCCCACGCGACCGGCATCGAGCGCCTTCGCTCGGCCAGCGTGGCGGCCGACTATGACGACATCACCCTCGTGACCGTGACATTCATCGCCAGCGAGGCCCAGGTCAAGGCGATGGGCGAGTTTCTGGCGCGCGAGGGCGAGGCCGACACGCGGAGCGCGTGATGCAGTGCCTGCTGTCGGCGGCTGCCCTGCTGTACTTCGTGGGCATGCTCGCGCTGCTCTGGTGGACGCACCGCAGCGCGATGCGCTACCTGGACGCGGCCGAAACTGACTGGCGAGAGTCCTTCCGGCCCGGCCACGACGGCGGGCTGTGAACCGCATCCGCCCCCGCTCGCCCATCATCCCGGGCGACACGACCGACCGCACCGGCAGCGGGCCAGTGCAGCGCCGGGCGATCAAGGCCATCCGCCAGCGCTGGGCCGGGCTCACGGCCGAGGTGCTGGCCATCTTCGCGCGCATCCGGGTGATCGGTGAGGTCGCCCAGAACGACACCAGCGGCACGCCGCGCACGATCTACGCGCTGACGCCCGAGGAGCTGGCCGCCGTTACGCAGGCGTTACGCGAGGCCTTCGACCGCTGGATCGAGGCCGTGGCCGGCGGCAGCTACCGAACCCATTGGTACGCGCAGATCGACGCCGAGGCTGCCCAGCTCGGGCTGGCGCAGACCGTGGCGAACCTGACCGCGCTGTCGGCCACCTACTCGGCCTCGCGCAACATCGGCGCGGCGCTGATGAGCCAGGGCTTCCAGAACCGGGTGGCCATGGCGCAGATCAAGAGCTACGAACACTGGACCGGGCTGTCGGCCGGGGAGAAGTCGGCCCTGTCGCAGATCATCGGCCGCGGCATCGTCGACGGGAAGAACCCGCGCGTCGTGGCGAAGGAGATCGCCGAGCGGATGGGGGTGTCGCGTGCTCGGGCTGAAGGCTATGCGCAAACTGACGTTACGGACACCCTGCGTATGGCCCGCCTGGACGAGCGCGACTGGGCCGTCGAGAACCTGGGCATGGACATCGGCCTGCTGTGGAAGTCGGCGCTGATCCCGACGACTAGGCCGACCCATGCGGCGCGCAACGGGCGCACGTACACCAGCGCCGAGGTGCGGGACTTCTACAGCCGCGACGGGAACATCTACCGCTGCCACTGCAGCGTGACCGAGGTGCTGCTCGACGACGACGGCCGCCCGATGCTGACCGACCGGGCGAAGGAGACCAGCCGCGCCGAGCTGGCCGCGTGGAAGCGCAAGCGGCCGGGGTGAACCGCGCACCCCCTGTTCATGGGGGCATGGTTGTCGTCGCACAAAAATGGGCTTGCTGTGTCTGGTTGCTGTGCTACAGTAACCACATCGCAACACGCAACCCGGAGAAAACAAAATGCAACTCAACACCCGCACCATCGTTGTCAACAACCAAAACCGCTGGGTCGTCACTGTTGACGGCGTGGCCGAGGCCGGCATTGGCTACGGCACCCAAGCCCTTGCGTTTGCACGCATGGACGTGCTTTGGGCGCAGCGGCCCCAGGCCGACAAAACTCTTGAGGCGCTCTATGTCGGGCGCGACTGAGCGCCAGGGCGAAAGCCCTTTGCGGCGCCTGCGGGCGCTGCTGCACAGGCACAAGTGGGAGCCGCTGAAGTGGAACGTGTACGGCATTGCGTTTGAGCAGCGTTGCAGATGCGGCAAGGTTCGGCACACAACTTGGAACGGCTTTGACTGGAACACCTGCACGACGCGCTGGACCGATGGCCCTCACCCATGAGGGATGGGCGGGCATTGCACTGGACCCACGAATTGGAGAGTACGTCTACATGAAAAACGACAAAAGCAAAGGCGGACGCCCGCCAGCCCCGCCCGGACTGCGCCGGGTAAACGTGCCGCTGCGCTTGCCCGAGTGGCTGGTGCAGTGGATGGCAGCGCAGCCCGACACGCCGGCTGCGCTGATCGAGGCCGCGCTGCTGAAGGCGCACAAGCTGAAGCCGCCGCGCTGATCCGTAGCATCGCCCATGCCGGCTAGGGGTGGCCGGTTCATCGTTGTTGTCTCCTGCCCTCGCGGGCACCTCGGCCCCGGCGTCGCAAGGCTCCGGGGCCTCTTTTCGCGCGGTTCCTAGCATGCGCCGGCATGAAGCAATCGCGCGTGCACATCCTGTCGGCGGTAAACGCCGGCGCCGTGTCCAAGTCGGGCGGCCGGTACACCGTGGCCAACGTCGTCGGCTGTGTCGACGGCCTGGTGATGAACGGCATGCTGTACCCGGGCGAGCAGCTGGCCTCGGCCGCGCCGTCCCTCGAAGGCAAGCCCGCACCCGCCGGCCACCCGAAGGACGACGCCGGCCGCTACATCAGCGCGCTGAGCGGCAATGCCCTGCTGACCAGCTACGCGGGCGCCGTGTGCACGAACGTGCGCCACGAGGGCGGCCGGACGCTGTACGACGTCGTCGTCAACGAGGCCCAGGCCAAGGCGCACCCGGACGGCGCGAAGCTGGTCGATCGGCTTGACGCCGCGATGAACGGCACCAACGCCGAGCCGATCCACGTCAGCACCGGCCTGTTCTGCAAGGCGATCACCGCAAACGGCGAGAGCCTGGGCAAGAAGTACCAGCGCATCGCCACCGAGATCACCTACGACCACTCGGCCTTCCTGCTGAACGAGAGCGGCGCCGGCACGCCCGAGCAGGGCGTCGGCATGTTCCTGAACGCCGCCGGCGAGGCCGAGCAGGTCGAGGCCGTGGCCGTGAACGAAGCGCTCGACCGGCGCGACGAGGGCATGGCCGCATGGACGCAGGGCCTGCTGCGCAAGCTGCTGGGCAACAGCGAACTGAGCCTCGACCAGATCCGCGACGGCCTCTACAAGGGCCTGCCGAAGGGTGGCTGGGTGCGCGAGGTCTTCGCGCGCTACGCCGTCTGGTCCGACGCTGACGGCCGCATGTACCGACAGGACTACACCGTGGCTTCGGATGGGTCGTCCGTAGCATTTTCTGGGACTGCTCAAGAGGTGCGCGAGAAGCGCGAATACGAGCCCGTCAACAACCTGCAGAGGGATCCAATGAAGGACATGATCGTCAACGCCCTGCGAGCCGCGGGCATCTCGACCGAAGGGCTGACCGATCAGGCGCTCGTCGACGCTTACAACGCGCACGTCCGCACCTCCGCCGAGGCGCCGATCAAGGCGCAACTGGCCGCCGCGAACGCGCAGCTGCAGACCCTGCAGGCCAACGCGCAGCAGGCCGAAGCCGCCGAGCTGGCGACGCTGGCCACCGAGCTGGCGGCCAACTCCAAGGGCCTGACCGCCGACGACTTCAAGGCCATGGGCCTGAAGCGCTGCAAGGAGCTGAAGGCCAACGGCACGACGGCTGCGCCGGTGCTGCCGGGCAGCTCCGTCCAGGGCAACGCGGGCGCGGACCCGTATGCCAACTATCCCGACAACCCCGGCGTCGACGCCAAGAAGGAGGGCTGATCCATGACCCAACGTGCCTACCGCGGCCCCGTCAACCGGGAAATCGTCACCGTCTCCGACAAGACGGTCACCGGCGCGCTGCTGCCCTGCACCTTCGTGACGGAGCAGGCCGCCGCGCTTGCGCAGGCCACGGCCTTCGGCCCGAACCTGCGGCTGCTCATCAACCGCGACTTCTACGCGCCGTCGGCCGACTACTTCAACACCACGAACCCGCTGCTGTCGGCCTACGTCAGCGGCGAGACCGGCGTTGCTGCGGTGCTCGAGCCGGGCCAGCGCTACATGGTGGCCATGGCCGCAGCGACCTACACGTTCGGCCAGGAGATCACCGTCGGCGCTGCTGGCCGCGGCGCTGGCGCTGCCACGACGAACGTCGTGGTGGGCTTCGCGCGTGAAGCGGGCACGCTCGCCGCGGGCGCGCTGCTCGAAGTCGAAATCTGCATGCCCTACGTCCGGCCCTGATCGGGAGATCCAAGATCATGTTCATTCTCAATCACGAACAAGCCCAGGCCCGCAACTCGGCCCGCCGCTACTTCGACCAGACGCAGACCGCACTGGCTTCGGCGATCCCGGCCGATGCCGGTGGCCTCATCGGCAACGCGGCGCCCGTCGGCCTCGATGCATGGCGTCGCATCGACGAGCGCGGCTCGCTGCTGCAGCGCGACATCCTGGCGGTCTACAACCGCTTGGCCCGCGCGAACACCACGCCGGTGGACATCGGCGAGCTGATGAGCTTCTACCCGAAGGTCAGCGACAGCGGCCGGCTGCAGGTCTCCATGGACGGCCGCATGTCGGGCCTCGGTGACCAGGCGACGGTGACCTTCGACGGCACCCCGGTGCCGGTGTTCACCAGCGCCGCGACCTGGGGCTTCCGCCAGAACGCCGTGATGATGCGCGGCGGCGGCCTGTCGGCTTCCGACATGGTGGCCGGCTCGCAGCGCGTCGTGCTCGAGGCCCTGGAGGACATGGCGATCAACGGCCGCCCGACCACCAACGTCGCCGGCCGCACGATCCATGGCCTGCTGACCTTCCCGGATCGCACGGAAGCCACGCCCTACGGCGCTTTCAACCTGAACGGCACGACCGGCGCCAACTGGATGACGGCCTTCACCGGCCTGATCCTGGCCCTGGTGGGCGACAACAGCTTCGGCCGCGCCACGGTCTTCTGCAACTACGCCGACTGGACGTATGCGGGCCTGACGGACTACGCCGCCGCCTACACCGGCACGATCGCGCAGCGCATGCTGTCGATCGCCAACGTGGCCGAGGTCATCCCGTGCGGTCGCGTGCCCGCCAACCGCCTGATCGCTGTGAACAACATCGACAGCGGCGAGTGGGGCTCGGTGCTCAGCGCGATGGCGCCGACGGTGCTGCCGAAGTCGCGGCAGAACCCGTACGACGACTACGGCATGTGGGCGCTGGCCGCCTCGGCGACGCAGTTCCGCAGCGACTTCAACAGCCGTTCGCACATCGCTGCGATCACGCGGAGCTGATCGTGAAGGTCACCGTCACCCACCTGAAGGCGCCGTGGCCGGCTGGCACGGTCCCGGGCCACGTGGTCGACTTCCCGGGCCTGGACGCGATCCCGGCCTGGGCTGTCGGCAAGTGTGTGCCGGCCGCCGACGATGCCGAGGCGGTGTCGTCGTGGCCCGTCGTGGTGGCCCCGGCCGAGCTCACCAGCGAGCCCGTCATGGCGCCCGCTGGCGAGCCCGTGGTGAACCCGGAAGCCGTCACGGAGGCCCAGGCCGCCGCCGGCTCTGGCGACGCTGCCGTGGCGCCCGCTGCGACCGGCAAGAAGAAGGCCCAGGCCGCCGCCGGCTGAGCCCGCGCACCGCCGTCGCCCGCCATGCTCACGCTGCTGCAGGCGACGGCCTACCTCGACGAAACGCTCGGCATCTCGGTGCCGAGCTTCGTTCTTCAGGCCGCCGTCGACGACGTGGCCACGCGCGAGGCCGCGATGACGACCGCGGGCTACAGCGCCTCGACCATCGTGCGCATCCAGGCCATGGCCGTGGCCATCCTCGCCGGCGCCGACTTCGCTCGCCGCATCAAGTCGCAGGCCGCCCCGAGCGGCTCGTCGCGCAGCTTCGAGAACGTCGACGGCGCGCTCTCCCGCCTGCGCCGCGCGCTGTCCGCGCTCGACACCGCGAACACCGTCGCCGACCTGCTCGGCCCGGACCCGACGACCGGAACCCTGCTGCTCGTGACCTGCTGATGCGGGCGGCACCAGGCTGACCAGCCCCGCACATGGCCACGATTCAACCTGACAGCATCTCGGTCGCGTCGAGCGTCACGATGGCCTATGGCGGCCGCGCTGCGTCTCCTACGCCGCCGCCGCCACCCCCGGCCCCCACCATCACCCTCTCCTCAGACGGCGCCGCAGTAGCAGGCACGGCCGAGGCCATCACCGTGACGGCGGCCAACCTCACCGGCCCGCTGACCGTGACGATGGAGCGCGTGGACGGACCGAGCGTGTCGTGGAGCCCGGCGACGGTGGCGCCTGCGCCTGGCGAGCTGGTCAAGCTGAGCATGGCGACGTTTGCTGCGGCTGGCTCTGCGCAAGTGCGCGGCACCGCGCCGGGCGGCATTGTCAGCAACACGCTCACGGTGCCGGTGAGTCCTGCGCCGGCTCCAGGCCCCACGCCGCCGCCAACCCCGCCCCCGCCGCCCGCGCCCACCGGCCAGGCCACCGGCACCAGCGTGGTCGATGTCGTCTCTGTGCAGCCGGTCGGCTCGTGGGCCGGCTCGAAGCCCTGGACGTGCGGCCTGCTGTTCCGCCGCGGTGCTGCCCCTGCCGGGCGACCTGTCGGCGCGCACGACGGCTCCGTGCAGGTTGACTGGCTCACGACCTGGGACGACGGCTCCCTGCGGTTTGCCCGCGCCTCGGGCATCACGACATCCGCAGAGGTGCCCGTCCTCACACGCGGGGTGGTGGCGACGGGCAGCAACGTGGCCGAGCCCAGCGTGGCCGCCACCGTGTCGTTCACCAGCGTGGTCGATCACCTGGGCGCCTCTGTGGCTGGCGGCAGCTTTACGGCCGACATCGCCACCGCGCGCACTGCTGGGGCGGGTACGTGGGGTAGCACTCAGGCCCGGCTCGTGCGCTCGCTGCTTGGCCCGCGCATGTCGGAGTTCCACTACTTCGTGCCTACGGCCGACGTGCACACCAACGTGTGGTTCTACGTGCGCGCCTATTCGTCAGGCGACGTGGAAGTGGAAACAGTCGTCGAGAACGGCTGGTTGCTGGTGGCCGCTCCGGGCCGCCGCACCTATGACGTGACGGTCAGCGTGGGCGGATCGACCCGCTACACCGGCACGGGCATCGTCCACCACCACCACACCCGCTGGAGCCGCGTCGATTGGGCCGGCACCGATCCTGTCTCGGTGATGGTGCAGGCGCCCGCAAGTCTCCGCGCCTCGGGCCTGATCCCCGCGCTGGGCGTGGACTCGCTCGACGCTGCCGCCTACACCACGCTGCCGCAGACAGGCACCAAGCACAGCGCCTGGACGCGCGATCTGGCCGACCGGCCGGCTCCGTTTGCCATTGCCAACATGGACCCGGCGCTAGGGTCTGGCGGCGACACCGATATGTACGGCCTCATCCCTGAGTGGGGCGCGACGTGGCTCGTGGATGGCAACGCCGGGGCCTATTGGTCGTGTGTCGCCAACGCCCGCGCCTTGGGGCGCTATGGCCTGCACTACCGTGATGAGGGCGACGGTCGCCCGGTGCGCGGCAGCAATCGCACGGTGGTGGTCATCAACAGCACCGGCTCGGGCATGAGCCCGAACTACAGCGGGCCGACAACGACGCCCGCGCCAACAGGCGGCCCGCCGCCCGCGTGGACGTACTCGCACAGCCCTGCAGCGGCATTCTTTGGTGCGCTGTTGACCGGCCGGTGGTCAATGCTCGAAGAACTGCAGTTCCAGACATCGACCGCCGACCTGTGCTTCAACAGCAACCTGCAGGCCGGCTATCGCATCATCGAGTGGTACGACCAAAACCGCACCATTGGCTGGATGATGCGCGACCGCGCCCACGCTGAAGCGCTCACGCCGGCCATCTTGAACGGCTCCGTGCTGACGACCGGCGCGGACTACAACCAGCGCATCGAGTCTGTCGGCCGCATCGAGGCCCAGCTTGACGAGTGGCAGGATATGTACGTGGCCGGCTCGGGTAGCAGCAACCGGCACAGCGTCAGGGCCAACGCGCTCGGCGCTCCGTGGCAAGAAGCCGACTTCGAGATCAACGGCAACAGCCTGACCGATGGCGTGCACGGCTATGGCGGCCTGCAGAGCAACTTCTACGTAACGTGCGCGCTGTATCTGTTCAACTGCCGCCCGGTGCTGGGTGGCACGGCGCAGACGCGGCTTGAGGCTGTGACGGCGCACTTCGCCAAGTACCCGGTGGGCCTGCTGGGCGCCACGCCTGGAGCCACCCGCAACTGGCGCGTGGCCTGCCATGTGACGATCCCGCTCGGCACTCCCGGGGCCAACGGCGGCGGCATGAACCCCACCACCTACTACGCAAGCTGGGACGCGGCCTATGCCGCCCTGGAGGCATACGGCGCCTGGGATTCGGGAACGTGGCCACCATCGACTGCTGACACAGCGCTGCGCAAGGTCGAAATCAACGAGGGAAGCGGGCTGCTGCGCTTGCGCGCCTTGACCTCGCTTGGCGGCGACACCGACGTGATCGCGTTCCTGTGGATGGTCGGCCAGATGCACGAGGCCGCAGCGCGCGTGAGCGTGGCCGGTGCTGATCTTGCCGTGCAGCGGCTGCTGACCAGCAGCACCTGGGCGCACGGAGTGGCCAACCTGTTCCGCACGCGGCCGGGCCTGTCCTGCAAGACGTCGCGCGACTTGCCGAGCTGGGTGCCAGCGACGGTGGGCGCCGCTGCGCTGGTGCCAATGACCAACACGCTCGACAGCATCTGGGTCGGCGACCCTGCCTATGCGGGCACGCAGAACGCCAACGAGCTGATGGACTTTTCGGGCGGCCGGTACAACACCTACGCAGGCCGCTGGGGCGTTCACTTCGTACACGGCGGCGGGCATTCAGCTACGCACGACAACGGCGTGTACGTGGCCGACTTTAACGACCTGAGCTTCAAGCGGGTGTTCGCGCCGACGCTACTGTCAACCACGGCGGCGAGCGCGGGTGCCAACCTGTACGACACGTACATCACGACAGGGGCGCCGCCCGACTCGTTTGCAGACTCTGCGGCCAGCAACCCGCGCGAGGTGGCGCCGGGTGTACCTGGGTCGGCGCACACCTACGACAGCATGGTGATCCTGCCCCCGGGCATGGGCGGCGGCGCGCGGGGCTCTCTGGTGCGCGTCATCTCATCCGCTGTAGGCGCCAACGCATCGCGCGAGGGTGGCTGGTCGCACCGTTTTGATTTGTCCTCTGGGGCGTGGTCGCGCTGGAGCACCAACAGCATGGGTGCGAACTTCAGCGCGGGCGCAGGCGCAGCCTTCGACCCGACGCGGGGGCGCATGTGGCCTGTGATTCCAGGCAACTCCGACAACGCTGTGGTGAATGCCATCACGCGCACCTGGACGCGCGAGGGTTCGGCTCTCAGCCTGTCGGCCTATCCCGACCTCGTGCACACGACCTATGCCGAGCACCGCGACCTCGTGGTGACTGCTGCACAGGGCTCAGGCTCCGACATCACGGGCGCCATTCGGCTGGTGTACCAACAGGCCGGCGCAACAGTGCCAGCGCGAGCGACGGCGACATTGAGCGCCCCGCTTGCGACTGACAACTCTTACGCCAGTGCATCGCTGGTCTATGTGCCTGACCTTCAGCGGCTTATCTGGTACTGCTACGACGGTGCGCCGGATCAGTACCAAGAAATCGAGATTCCGGCCACGCCTACCGACACATGGACCGTCACCACGCGGACCATCACCGGCACCGTGCCGAGCAGCTTCTCAGGAGATCCGCCAAACGGCTGGCTCTACAAGCGCTTCGACTACGCGCCGCAGCTTCGCTCGTTGGTGTGGGTTGTCGGCAAGTCGCAGAGTGCATTCAGTTTCGGCGGGCGGGTGCTTTGCATTCGCGTTGCGCAGTGAGGCCATAGATGACATTCCCGGCAATCGTTTCTCAGGCCATCTCTGGCAACAACTTCACGGCCTCGCTGTCGTGTACGTTGCCAGCGTCCATTGTTGCTGGCCGCATCCTGCGGGCTATCGTGGTTCAGACGAGCACGTCCGACATTGCTGACCCTGCCGGCTGGACTGGCATCGTCACCAACTCGGGCTCGACCCAGCGCTCGT